CCGTCATAGTACTCCTTTCCACAAGACTCCCTGAACTTTCCAGTCCAGAAGCTCTTGTGGCGATTCACCTTGAACCCAAAAAGCTCAAGGTTTCGCACAACCGCTGGCACTAAGTCTACAGGTACGACAATGTCGTCCCCGTAGACGCGCACCCGACCCCTGTAGGACTTGATATCCTTCAGGGTAAGGCGCCTTCCGAGCTCTTCCTCGATTGCATAGAAGATCGTGGTTAGAAACACGATTTCTTCCATGGGAAAGGTAAGAGCTGATCCCATAGACGCGAACTTGGTTAGGGACATAGTCCCATGGCCAGGTACGTCGGCTCTGGTAGACCTGGTGGCCATTACTGCCTCAAAGAGGTCAGGGTGGTCCATCAGGATCCACTGTACGAGCTTGACAGAGACACGGTCGGAAGCCTCGCTCAAATCGAGCGTTGCGAGCTCTCCTGTTAGAGAGCCCTCACGGGCCAGCTCCTGGTTAGGGGTTTGGTCAGTGAATCCAACCATACCGTAAGCGGGATTCGTTCGACGTTTTGTCGGACGCCGCTCAAGGTAGTCCACGAACCGTTCCATGAGGCCTTGCTGCATGTACATCATGCAGGTCGGCTCCACGGCGATGATTCGGGGTGTCTTCTGCGTTTTAGGAACTGATATGACCTTTACTGGTCTCTCAGATCCGGGATCCAGGTATTTGAGAGTGTCCAAGGTCGAGTGATACCGTAGGTTTGGTATCAGCTGATCCATTGCTGGAAAGCTGACCTCCAAACGTTCCGGCCACTCGCACTGACGATATTTCGCGTTTCCGCGAAGCTTATCGGCAGTGGCGCCTGGACCATGCTTCGGTACGATGTTACCGTAGTAAACATCTTCGTTTACTGCGGAAAACACATCGCCGAACAGCATGTTCGCGATCCGAGCCATGCCACGGTATTTCCGTGAATCAGGCCGATAAATCGCATCTCTCAATTCCTGTTCACACTGGACATAAGCTGTGAAGGCCTGGGCCTCCCGTGCATCACTGCACGGGAGACCCACCTTGCTGAGCGACAACGTAAGTTGCCGCACAGCTTGGATGGCCGTCACAGACGGATTGTCCAGCAGAAGGCCGCCATCGCGGTCGAACACAAGCCGGAGGAAATTCCTGAATAACAGGGGAGATCCTGCCTGCTGTCCACAAAGTGACAACAGGTCACCGGTCACCCGTCCTTGGTCAAGCGAACTTTCGAACGCTTTTCCAATTTCGGGCAGGCTTAGTGTTAACACTTCTAAGCCCTCGTG